GAAACCGGGAAAGACGCCAAGGGTACCATCAGGCTTGCCGCTCTTGGTGATGAAGAGCAGTTCGAATCCAAGCCCCACAAAGTGTACAGATTCAAGGCCCCCCAACGCACTATGGTCACCAGAGGGCATCAGAGTCATCTCCTTCTGCGCACAAACCTTGAGCGGCTCACTCATTCCACCAAGAACCTGACTGACGAAACCTGCAAACCCCTCGCCCAAGAACTCTTCAATCGCGTCGAAGAGCATTTCAATTGGGAACTCCCGCAGAACGCGCACCACCAATGTTTCCTGGAAGCCATTGAGAAGATGCAAGAGCGCGGACACGACATCTCCAAATTGAAGGAAATCAACTCTTGGACCGACCAATCCGTCAACCTCGTCAAGTCCTTCCTCAAGGCCCAGCAGAAACCGATGCTTGGCAAAGACCCCTTGGAAGCTGACAAAGCAGGACAGGGCATCTCCGCTTGGGAAAAGACACTCAATCTCATCATGGCCCCTTGGACCCGCCTTCTCGAACAAGTCCTCGTCAACCAATCCAAGGGAACTGTTCGCATCCTCTCCCAGATGTCGGACGTACAGGTCATGGCCATTCTCGAGAAAGACACGGTGGAAGGCGAACGCTACATCGACAATGACTGGACCAAGTTCGACTCCAACCAGAACAACCTGACACGCGAGATTCTCAAGAGAGCCCTCATCCGGATCGGTTGCCCAGCCAAGCTTGTCTCGTACTTCTGTGAGCAGCTCAAGACCAGACGTATCTGCGCGGCCCAGTCCTCTCTTGTCGTCAACGACAAGAAAGATTCTGGTGCACCTCACACCCTCATCGACAACTGTCTCTTCAATCTAGCGATTTGCCTAGATGTGATGACTGACTTCGACAAACTGTATATCAAGGGTGATGACTCGCTAGCCCGCGGACCCAACGTCGCATTCAACATGGAGCGTCTCAACAGGTACAACAAGCAGTGCGGTTTCCAGTTCAAACCCAATTCTTCCGCCGTCGGTCAATTCGTCTCCTTCCTCGTGTCACCTCGCGGGGTCGCCCTGGATTTCGCCCGTATCGCCGCCAAGATCACCTCTCGTGCCTACAACAGCAAAGAGGACTATGACAACTACGCTGCCGCCCTCGCCGGAACCCTGAAACCGATTGACATCGATGCCGGAAACAACATGTGCATCGTCAACTCGCTTCACCATCGAACAATACCAGAGTGACTTCCGATTTCGACGTGCTCTTCTCCTTCATTGCACGCTTTTCCCGCGGCGAAATCCCGTTTAATGAACTCTCTCAGCACGAGGCAATCTTCTACAAGACTCCCGGCAACAACAAACTCGCACATACCCAGGGCAAGCACAATCGCGAAGGCAAGCGCATGTTCAAGAGGGGACTCACTGCCATCGCCAACACTCTCTTCTAGGGGTCATTAACCTTTCATACTTCAATCAAATCCGCACAAACATGAACACCCCCCGCAAAACCATGGTCTTCACTGCCCGACCCCGGAAACAGCCAGGGCCTAACAACAAGCCCAAGCGTCCGGTGAAGTCCCGAAAGCAGAGAACAGCCCGCCCCCGCCCTAACATGTCAGAGGTTCATTTCCGAGACACTGAGCGACTTCTCACCGTCACCATTCCCCCTTCTTCCACTCCTGGTCAACTCCTCGCTCAGATCCCGGTCAATCCCCTCTCCCCCCCCCGCCTCCAGTCCGTCGCACGCCAGTTCGACTCTTGGCGCGGCACGATGGCTCTCGAGGCCGAAACGACCGGTAACGCCTTCTCTAAGAATTATGTCATCATCAGGCACCTCCCGAACGGCGATCCCGCCCAGATTCCAGCTCAAGCCGAAGCCCTACTGAACACCGTTGAAGCTCGTGGCCGTCCATCCGAATCTCAACGACTCCAGTTGGACTCCAATCGCAGGGCCGTCGTCTTCGCCTCCTGGGCGAGCAGCTACAACAAGAACAAGCCTATCGTCGACCTCGACGCTAATGACGCCAACAACGGTCTCTTCCTGCTTGTCTCCAACGGTTCCCCCGGTACCGAGTCGGTCGATGTTGTCCTCCGCCTCCGTTACAACATCCGATTCTTCGGCCCGATCGCTAAACCACTCATTCCGGATACTTCCCTGAACGTGGCTTCCACCACCGGATCGTTGACCGCCCCGTGGGTGGGTGCCAGCCTCCAGGGACCCGGCACTAACTACATCCGATGGGATGAGCCTACTGCCACCCTCACTGTCCCGAAGGGAAAGTACCTGCTTTCCGTCCG